GGTGATGCTGGAGAATAGAAAATGTTAGGAACACAATTTTATCACGAAACAATCAGAAAGATGGTTGTCTCATTTGGTACGATATTTAATAATATCAATATAGTTAGAAAAGACAACAATGGTACGATCATTCAAAAAATGAAAGTTCCTCTAGCATATGGGCCAAAACAAAAATTTTTAGCAAGACTAGATCAAGACGCTGATCTGACAAGTAAAGTAGCAATCACTTTGCCTCGTATTGGTTTTGAAATTCAAAACATGGCGTATGATACTGCAAGAAAATTAAATAGAGTTCAAAAGTTTAAAAAAGTAAAAAGTGGTAAAACTGACCAAATAGAAAGTCAGTTTATGCCAGTTCCATATAATTTAGATTTTGAATTGTTTATTATGGCAAAGCAATCAGATGATGCGTTACAAATTATAGAACAAATATTACCATACTTTCAACCAGACTATACAGTAACAATTAATGATATGGCAGATATGGGTATTAAAAGAGATGTGCCTATTGTTTTAAATTCTATTGGATACGAAGATAGTTATAGAGGTGAGTTTACAGAAAGAAGAGCAATCATTTATACTCTTCAATTTACTTCTAAGTTTTATCTATACGGACCAGTAACAGATAGTAAAGTTATCAAACAAGTTACAGTTGACCAATTCACAGACTTACCTGATAAGTCACCAACTAGAGAACAAAGATATACTGTTACACCTAGACCAGCCACTGCTGATGCTGATGATGATTTTGGATTTAGTGAAACAACATCTTTTTTTGAAGACGCAAAAAACGATTAATTAATAACTTACTAGGTACACTATGACAGACAAAGTTGATGAAATTATTAATGATGCTTTAGGTGTTAAACCTAAAGAGATAATAAAAAAAGAATCTCAACCAATCATTCCTAGACCAAAAGAAAACGAAGATATTGACTCTGATTACAAATATCAAAGAGAAAATTTTTATAATCTTGTTGAAAGAGGTCAAGATGCAATACAAGGTATTTTAGATGTTGCTCAACAATCAGATCATCCAAGAGCATATGAAGTTGCTGGTAACTTAATTAAAAATGTTGCAGAGGTAACAGAAAAACTTGGTGATCTACAAGAGAAAATGAAAAAATTAAAAGATGTTCCTAACAAAGCTCCTAAAAATGTGACTAACGCATTATTTGTAGGTTCAACAACTGAATTACAAAAAATGTTAAAAAAGAAAAAGGATGATTGATTATAAAAATAATGGATTTGAAAATAAAGGTGGCGATTTAGATATAACAAACAAGTGTACCCTACAATGTCCTACGTGTGCTAGAGGAAACTTTAATTATAAATCTAACGATATACCTGGTAGTGATTTAACAATTGAAGAGTGGCAAGACTTAACAGATTATTTTTCTGCATTAACTCTCAATGGAACATATGGTGACCCTGTTTTTAATCCTCATTTAATTCAAATGTTACGTATTGCGTGTTCTAAAAATGTTCACGTATCTATTAGTAACGCAGCTTCTCAAAAACCTATGGAATGGTATATTGATGCATTTAGAGCTCATCCAAATGCAGAGTGGCGTTTTGGTATTGACGGATTGCCTTATCAAAGTTTTGCACATAGAATAAATCAAGATGGTGAACATCTATATGAAGTAATGAAAACTGCTAGTAAAATGGATATTAAATGTATTTGGCAATACATAGTTTTTAAATACAATGAAGACAAGATAGATGAAGCAATACAAATGGCAAAAGATATTGGAGTTGATTTAGAAATTAATTATTCTGGTAGATATACAGAGTTTTTAAAACCAACAAAGACTTTTGACATTGAAGAAGATAAAGAAGAATTTAGACCTAAGTGTTTAACAGATACCCAAGAAAGATTACCTTTTGTTGCAACAAATAAACAAGTGTTACCATGTTGTTGGTTAGATGCTCATGTTCAACACAAAGATAATATAGATAAAAGATTTGAACCACTATTAGATAAAAGTAACAATCTAAATAATAATAAAATAAAAGATATAGTAAATAGTAAATCATGGATATATTTTTTTGATAAAATTACAAATGGTGATGTACCTGAACTATGTAAGAAAAAATGTTCTACTAAAAGAAAAAGTTTATATAGAAAAAGAAAGTATTACGTAAATGGAAAGTTATCTAGGGAATCCTAATCTTAAAAAGGTTAATCAACCTAAAGAGTGGACTCAAAAAGAAATAGAAGAATATCAAAAGTGTATGGAAGACCCATTATACTTTATACAAACTTATATTAAAATTGTTTCTCTAGATGAGGGTCTAGTTCCTTTTAAACCATATAACTTTCAAAAAGATATGATTGGTACTTTTCATAATAATAGATTTACTATTTGTAAACTTCCTAGACAGTCTGGTAAATCAACTACTATGATTGCATATCTATTACACTATGCATTGTTTAATCCAAATACAAACATAGCAATACTTGCTAACAAAGCTGCAACTTCTAGAGACTTATTAGGTAGATTACAACTTGCATATGAGAACTTACCTAAGTGGTTACAACAAGGAGTAATGTCATGGAACAAAGGAAGTCTTGAATTAGAAAATGGAAGTAAAATACTCGCAGCTTCTACATCTGCCTCAACAGTTCGAGGTAGTTCATTTAATATTATTTTTCTTGATGAGTTTGCATATGTACCTGCTAGTGTTGCAGAGCAATTTTTTAGTTCAGTATATCCTACAATATCATCTGGTAAATCAACAAAGGTTATTATTGTTTCTACACCACACGGTATGAACATGTTCTACAAAATATGGAATGATGCTCAGTATAAAAGAAATAGTTATATTCCAATTGAGGTGCATTGGACAGAGGTACCAGGTCGTGATGAAAAATGGAAAAAAGAAACTATTGCTAATACAAGTGAACAACAGTTTGCCACAGAGTTTGAATGTGAATTTTTAGGTTCAACAAATACACTTGTCAATGCATCTAAATTAAGAACGATGTCTTATAAAGAACCTATTGTAAAACATGAGGGATTAAATGTTTATGAAAATCCTATAAAAGATCATAATTATATGATTACTGCTGACGTTGCTCGTGGAACAAAAAACGATGCATCAGCATTTGTTGTATTTGATGTAACAAACATACCTTATAAAGTAGTAGCATCATTTAAAGATAATGAAATAAAACCTTTGTTGTTTCCACATAAAATACATCACGTTGCTAGGGCGTATAATAATGCATATGTTTTAGTTGAAGTAAATGATATAGGTGAACAAGTATCAAATAACTTGCATTTTGACCTAGAGTATGATAATATAATTATGTGTTATATGCGTGGACGTGCTGGACAAATTATGGGTAGTGGATTTAGTGGAGGTAAAGCCTCATTAGGTGTTAGGACAACAAAGGCAGTTAAAAAAGTTGGTTGTTCTAATATGAAACAACTTTTAGAAACAGATAAATTACTTGTAGATGATTTTGATATAATAAATGAATTATCAACTTTTATAGTTCATGGCAATCAATTTCAAGCAGAGGAAGGTAGTAATGATGATTTGGTTATGTGTCTGGTATTATTTTCATGGGCAACTGACCAAAGATATTTTAAAGAATTAACAGACCAAGATGTTAGAAAAAGAATGTATGCTGATAATCAAGATAGAATTGAGCAAGACATGACACCATTTGGATTTATAGTAGATGGTAATAATGATGAAATAGGAGAAACAGTAGATGAGTATGGAACAAGATGGTCACCCGTCACAATCAGAGACAAAGACACCGATTGGTAATTATTTTAGATACAATTGGAAACCCGATTATAGTAAGTTTAAATATTCAGGTTGGCAACTACTAGATAAGATAGATAAAAACGCACACATACTAGATATAGGATGTGGCTATAATTTACTTAAACCACACTTTCCAAATTTATATGGAATAGACCCACATAATAGCGATGCAGATCAAGAGATTGCATTTGAGGATTACAAACCACATAAAAATTTTGATGTTTATTTGGCGTTAGGAAGTTTAAACTTTGGAGATGAAAAAACAGTTGACAAACAAATAGAACATCTGTATAATATCACTAAAAAAAATGATATAATTTATTGGAGGCAAAACCCTGGGTTAAGCGATCATCCTTGGCAAGGTGTAGAGGAGATTGTATTTTTTCCATGGTCAGAAATATATAATCAATATTTTTGCAATAAGTATGATTTTGAATTGAAAGAATTAAAACAAGATAATGGTAATAGAATATACGCAGAGTGGATACGTAAATAAGTGGAAATAATATTTTTGTTATTAGGAATCCTTTACGGATTAATAGTTGGTTTAGTTCCAGCCGCAGGTGCAACGACTGGGTTAATAACTCTATTTGGATTTATGCCATATTTTGCATCTGACCCATATCTTGGTGTTATCTTTTGTGTTGCTGTTGTTGCATCCTCTACTACTGGTGACTCTTTTAGTGGAGTGTTGTTAGGAATACCAGGTGCAAACTCAGCTGCCGCAACAATGGTTGATGGATTTCCTATGGCACAAAACGGAGAAGCATCTAGAGCTTTATCTGCTGCAATAACATCATCAACTTTAAATGGATTATTCTTTGGTTCATTAACATTTTTATTTTTACCATACTATACAAACATTGTAATGTACATGGGTATACCAGAACTATGGGCGTTAGTTGTACTCGCATTTGTAACCGTTGGATTTGTCTCTACAAAAAATTATGTTAGAAGTATTATAGCAATTGTACTTGGTGTTACATTAGGACTTGTAGGTGTGGATGCAAACAATGTACCTAGATTTACTTTAGGATGGCAATATCTAGAGGATGGTATTCAGATACTTCCTTTTGTTGCAGGTCTATTTGCTATACCAGAATTATATTCAAGTTGGAAAAAAGGTAGTGCAACCAATGAAGTAGAATATATGTATAGTGGAACGTGGAAACAAGTTAGACAAGGTATCGTAGATGTATTTAAATTTTGGAAAGATAGTTTACGTGGAGGTGTCATAGGTTCTTTTATAGGATTACTACCAGGTCTTGGTGGGGCAATGGCAGATTGGATGGCATATGGTTCAACTGTTGCATCTAACCCAAACGAAAAATTTGGTATAGGAAACGTAAAAGGTGTTGTTGGTGCTGAAGGTGCAAACAATTCACAAAAAGCATCTTCATTTATACCAACAGTATTATTTGGAATACCTGGCGCTCCATTTGCAGCCATCTTGATGGGATTATTTTTATACATTGGAATAGACTTAGGTTCACCAGAAACTTTTTATGACAATAAATTATTTGATAGTATGGCGTTTGCATTTTTATTAGGAACTTTAATTACAGCATTGATTTGTTATGTGTTAGCATATTACTCTTCATACATTGCAAAACTACCATACAAATATTATTTCCCATTTATCCTAGTTGTAATTGTATGGGCAACTCTACAATATACTGGTGGATGGGAAGACATAGCAGTTTTAACAATTTTTAGTATCGTGGGTATCATTGCAAAGAAATATAAATTTAGCAGACCTGCTTTACTAATTGGTTTTTTGTTAAGTGATAGGATATACTCTTTGACTTATCAATTAACAACACTACATACAATAAATGATTTGATTACCAGACCAATA